CCCAAATTCTGAGCTAAGCACAGTCGATTCAACGACACAGAAAACTCAATTGGGCTAGCAGTGAAGGTTCGCAGCCGGTTGTCCATCAACTTATCAAGATGTCGGAGCTCAACTTTCTGGGAAACATTCCAAATGGGGACTATAACATCCTCACCAGCAATCATTTCCCAATAGTCATCAATAACTCCAGACATCCTTCCATCGGCCAACAGATCAGTCTTGTTGCTATAAGATAAATTCCACGGAAAGCCAGGTGAAGTGGTTTTATCCATCTCAACCAACACATCCTCACGACTCATAACACCCTTTCCACTCATTGCACACATAAAGTGGCGCTTAGTCCATTCACCAGCAAGTTCCCACGCATCATCGTCAACACTAGGTTGACAACGATCGTATTTGCTTGCCGATTTAAAGCCAGCATTCATGTTCATGTACGTCATACGATAATCATTGGGCATCGGATGTCCGATCTTCTGACAATAATCATGCAGTGAAGTATTAAATATCTCACGGCTCTTCATCGCAGATGATCGTTTAACTTTTCCCAAATAATCAACGCTACCGTTCACAAACCACTTTTTGTACAACTCAGACTCCCCCTTCATGTCACCATCAACAAAGATCGGCTTGTCGGTATAACGAGCATACCAACGACGCCAAGCTTCTATTGACGGGACGGGGGGGTCCGAAAATCCTGACCACGATCGGTGCCATTCGCCAAGGCAACCACATGGTCAGTAACTGGAATGAAAACGGTTTCACTTGCCGTTGTCGCATTGTGAAAACCAACACACTTCCCATCCGTATTAAGGACAGGAGCAGAACAACAACCCGCTTGTGAACTATAGGTTGCATAAGCTCGTTCATTTTGAGGCTCTCGAATGGCTGACTTTACAACACCAGCATCACTACTGACATCGTCCTTCAGGAATTCGGTTTCTCCATGATAAGCAAGCAATTGCACCTTTGCACCAATCGCAGGGACATTCGTTCTCAGCGCGGGCACCCCATCAAAATGGGAGCCACGTGGCCAATACAAAATGTCACGAGCAATTAAGCGGGCATCTTTCTGCATAAAAGTGTGTGTCTCAATCTTCCCCTTATTCCAGAAGGAGACAGAGACAGCACTGTTGCTCGAGGGGGCCGAACCATGAGCATTCGGAAATACGTGGTCACAAACAACCACTCCATTCCAAACCATCACAGCGTTCATGGCGTCTCCACCAGCAACAGATGCCCAACCAACACTCTTCTGCGCAGTCTTGAGTTGAAAACGAGGGCCATTAATAAGCGATTCCTTGTCTTCAGCCACTTCAGCTTTGGGAGTTGCCTTTTCAAGCAATTTCTTCTCCTTTCGCTTATCATTTCTGCGTTTCTGAGCAGCCAGTTGTGCATCAGTCTTCACCTTATGCAAATTGCCACACTTCCGATCACACCCCGCTAACTTACACACAACTGTCTTGGATTCAGTCTTGACCTCGACTTTCGCCGGGGCCTTAGCCTCCTCCTTAGCAGCTGGTGTTTGCGCAGGAATTAGCGTGGCAGGTGCACTGGCCAGCACCGAAGTGGTGTCCAGCGCATTAGCCACAACTAACACGTCCTCCAAATTGCC